CAAGACAAAACTGTTGTGGTGGACAGTCGTAGTTATGGGGAGGCGCACCTCACCAAGTTCCTACGATTGAAATAAGTTTCTGGTAAACGTCCTGATAGCTGTCAGGACGTTTTTTTGTTGTATAGCAAAACCCGCTGGAAGTAGAGAGCCAGCGGGTTTTTCTGTTTTGCTTTGTTTCTCTTGTAGAGCATGCCTGACGTGTGATTAGACATGCTGTTGAGCGAAATAAAGTACATTAACAACGTAGCACGAAATTGAGATTAAGCTGATATCAGAAGCTGAAGTTTTTCAATCATCCGGAGAAATAAATGGATTAGTCTTGACGGAGATGATTGAAAGATGAGCGAGGGAGATTGTAGGCAAATTCTTAGTAGATGCTACTTTGGCTTTAATAAGAATAAATGAGCAGCCATCGGTGGATGTGTCCACCTATGTAGTGTTAATTTTATACCCAAAAACTAACAGTTTTCGTCTTACTTTTACTCGCGTAATTGAAATCGAAATGCCAACGCATCCACCGCTGGCTGCTTAGAAGAAGTAATAATAAAAAGGAGAAAAATAATGAAAAAATTTAATATTGAGACTATAAAAACTATCATCATTACGATTTTAATTACAGGGATTATCGCGTTTATTGGCGGTATGTACTATCAGAAACACCAGACTGAACAAGTCAAAGCTGAAGCGGCGACAATCGTCAAGAATGTCAAAGTTGAAGTGTCAAAACAGTAGCGATGACGGAGCGGCAGTCATCGCTCAAGGAAACAGCCGCACCAAAGGTTGAAGCCTCGCCTACACCTCAAAAACCTGCTGTGGAGGCAGGGCGTGTAGGCGGCTGCGAAAGGTTTCAACCTTTACTTGAGAAATACGACTGGGACGTACGCACTATGTTAGCGATTATGAGAGCTGAAAGCGGATGCGATCCGAATGTGACGGGCGACACGAGCCTGACATTTATACAAAACGGTCGAACATACGGTTATTCAGTCTCGTTATTTCAGGTAAGGATTTTGCCAGGAAGAGAAGCCTGCGATTCGCATAACCCAGAAGTAAACATTGACTGTGCTTATCACGTGTGGAAATCGCAAGGATATAAAGCGTGGTCAGTGTATACGAGCGGAAAATATCTCAAATATCTATAAGAAACGGAGGGGGTAAAATGGATGATCCATTTACTATATGGGCAGACGATCTTGTACCTGGAATGTCAGCCAGGACTATCGTAAAAGATGAGCAGCGCGTCATCGAATTTGACTTGATGGGACATGCAAAGGCTATTGTTGGCGTTGGAACACGTAGTAATGGCAAAAAATGGGCTACGATCTACGAGCATGAAGCCGAGAATGATTTACAAGAAATGGTCCTATTACAATCAATTTTCTATCACTACAAAGTACATGGCTTTGATTGCGGATATTCGTTTGCTGGTACGACAAAATTAAAAGGTATTCTGTATCGCATTGGCATTAAAGAAAGAGAGGAATACAAAAGTGTTTATGATCTTGAAAAAAATAAAACTACTGTTTAAGACAGAAGATTCTTTCTCTGACACCAAAAACGTATTTCAGAGTAAACTGTTTAATCGTCATATTTATTTTGTTCAGTGGTCTGATTATAAAGGTCGTGTACGGAGAATTTATTGTCAAAACCGCCGAGCGGCTCGGTTAGTGAAGAAGTCTCATAAACGGCATCATGCTGAAATTATAGAAATCGTACTGGATAAGGGTTATGTCTTAAGAGAGAGGATTGTGTATTAAAGATGGATAACAATAAAGATTTTGCTGATAAAATACAGTATTTTGCAGCGGGTGTTTTAGTAATCTTGTCGACATTGGTGTTCACGGTGCTGGGTGCGGCTGCTGTTAAATTATTAATTTGGATTATTGGCTTATAGATATTGAGAGAAAAGCATGTACATACTGATTTGGATACTATTCATAGCGCTAATTCTAATTCTTGTAGCTATCTCAGAACGCGAAATAGCCAAACAAGATGCGGAATGGATGAAAGAAGAGGAAAAGAAATGGAAAAAGAAGTAAAACCTTATTACGAAGATGATTATCAAGCATTAGACGAGGTCGACACAGTAGACTTGCTGGAGATGAAAGAAGGTGCATTGAACGACCTGAACGAGAGCGAGCGAACTATTCACCGTATAAATCAGATATTAGCCAGTCGTGCAATTCACGCCACACAGTTGGAGCTATTTTAAGGATAGATATGAAACGTTATAAACTACTTAAAGATTTACCAACGTTCAAAGCTGGAGGTTTATTCTATATATCTGAATATGGTGCTTTGGTCTATGATGATGGCGGTTTTGGTGTTATGGCTTACGCCCAATCGACGCTTGAAAAGTTCCCGAATATCCTCACAGAGTGGTTCGAGGAAATAAAAGAACCGACGGACAGTATTCATTGGAAGCCTAAGCACGGCGATGAGTATTTTTGGATTGATGAATGTGGAAGCATATTGCCAGGTACCTTTTACAGAGATTCCCTGTATGACCAGCAACGACTTACTTTTGGCAATGTTTATCGCACTGAAAAAGAAGCCGAAAAGGCTAGAGACCGAAGATTAGCAAAAGTCAGACTACAGCGAACGTCGACCTTTGAGCCAGACTTTGAGAATGGCAAGGGTGGTTGGGCTGTCTATTATGACCATGGACATGAAACGCTCGCCGTGTGTGAACTTGATGACTGTGATGCTGGTGAACCTGTACGCTATGCGACTAGAGAAGACGCTAAAAAATCCATCGAAGAAAACGAGCAAGATTGGAAGATTTATTTTGGGATTAAGGAGGAAGAATAATGCCAGGAACAAAGGCTGGAGGCTTAAAAGCCGCTCAGAAAAACTTAGCGAATAACCCTAACTTCTATGCAGAAATTGGACGAAAGGGTGGCTCAGCAACATTTGCAAGCCACGGAAGTTGTAAGGGATTTGCGCAAGACATTGAATGCGATTGCGACTTAATTGACGGTCCTCACTTCGTAAAAAAGTGCGCTGGAAAAAGAGGCGGTCGCATAAGCAAACGTAAGTAAACGGGTACAAATCATACCCAGTTGAAACCAATTTCCCCACTTGGGAAAAATGGTTTAGAACATTAACAATTCAACCGCAGAACTGGCAGTATAATCTGAGGAATAAAGCTGGGTTCCCACATGGGAGTAAGCCGAAAGGTGAGAAATCCTTCGCTCCGTGATTGTGCTGTCAACTGGACAGATGATATGCACAACCTCTATTCTGGTGCACTATATTCTAGCTAGACATAGTGTTCGACCGAAAAACCGTGAAACGTTGTGAGTCGGCTCCTATAACCGCAGTGCAACGTGTATCGTCTGTTCAACTGGTAGCACCAACGCACCTTTTTTGTTTACCGGGAAAAAATTGTATGCCTATTTTTCTATTCTACACAACTATCATTTGGTGCTATCAACTGGCGACATCAATCCTTAAAGTAATTAATCAATGATATACACTTGGTGTCGCCTTGCCCCAGTTCTGCGGTTGAGGAGATTAAATATGAAATTAGCAGAAAAATTAGAATATTTACAAACTACTAACATGTCTATGTGGTTAGAAACGAGGGCTAAAGTATTTGAAGAGTTGTCTGACAAGCAACAATTCATGTGCATTTGTGGACGCCTGCCTTCTAGCCTTCACGAGAGAAGTTGTACAAAATTTAACAATAAAGTTACTAGCGAAACTGTCAAGCGACTAAAACACTTGTTGCCAATCGCAAAATCTTAAAGGAGAATTATATGCCAGAACCACTAGAAGTTTTATGGAGCTTAGCGCCAGTAGAAATTAAATTAGAGCTATCTCTCAACCTTATCGTAGAAGTTCTTAAAATGTCAGAGGGCAGACGCGCAGAGATTACGCTTGATGATGGCAGATATGAGATTAAACTTAATAAGTTAGATTGAGAAACGAAATGGAAACATTAGTTTGGATTTTACAAGTAGTACCGCACGCTATTTTTATCACTGGCTTAATCGTAGCTGGACATTGGGCAATTAAAAAATCATTAAGGCAGTAAAAGAATACGATAATGCCTAGAATTAAATCAGCCAAGCGCTACAAAATATGGGGAACCAGGGGCTTTTGCTGTAAGTTTGAAGACGGATGTAAAGCTGCATATGTAATCGCTAACCGAGTATTCCGTAGAAAAACTCGACAATATCTTAAGCTTGTTAAAAATGGAAGAGAGATAGAATAATGACACGCAAAAAAGCCAAGTCAAGTGAACCGACACAAAAACCTAAGCTAGTATTCCCGTGGGCAGCCGAGGACGGCTATTTCAATGGTGATATGTTTGAAGACTGGCTCAATTCAAAGCTCGATCCTGACGATCCATACTTTAAGTTGCAGCGAATGATCAAAGCCAGAGAGACAGCCATTTATAGCCAGTTCGTAGATGAAGCCATCAAGATATTAAAAAAATCAGTGTTGGATAGAGGGGAGGTCTAATGATTTACGAAGTCAATGTTCGAATAGTACAAGAGGGCAAATGGAGCGGAGTTTGTAGACGTCAATGGCATTAAGATTATTGGTCAAGATAATCAACCAACAGACAACAAAAGGAAATGACAATGCGTTACATTAAATTTAGAGCTTGGTACAAGCCATATAAACAAATGTGTCAGGTTGAATCATTACGATTTGATGGGAATGGAGTTTATACAGCCGTTCTTATAGAGGAGCCTTTTTATGACCGAAGAATTGTTGAGGCAGACGAGATTGCTATTGAGCAATATACAGGGTTAAAAGACAAGAATGGTACAGAGATTTATGAGGGCGATATTCTCATAGATGACACTGGCGAGCCTATTGAATACTGGACTGTCAAGCTTTCAGAGGGCGCCTTTGTAGGAGAATGCGCAGGCGTAACTGAGGCTCTCTTTGAACTAACGAGCCTAGAGGTCGTTGGCAATATTCACGAAGACCATGAACTCTTGGAGGAGCATAAGAAATGAAATCTAAAATTGACTGGAGCAATGTAGCCGTTTTCATAGTGATGATTTTAACAATTGCTGTGGGGTCTCTGGTTATTTCTTGGATGTTGCAAGACACTGAACGCAGTAGGAATATCGAAGCCCGTTGTAAATCGCTTGGTGGTGAGTGGGGCTATTCAAAATGCTATAAGAGCGGGAAGGAAATCTAAATGAAAATCATAGCAGAAAATCCAGCTGAAGAAGCACTGTTGTGGCGTATTAAAGCCTTAAGCGATGAGATAGTGCGTCAAGACAATCGATACACTAGTATGCCAGTCTGGACAATCCTAGATAATAACAAAGCTGGCAAAGACTATGGCGCAGTTATGTACTTTACTGGCAAAGCCGCCGAGCAGCACATCAAGGAGAACAACCATCATTACGAGAAACCAATGACATGTATTCGTAGCGCTCACGACAACCGAGAGCTGAAAGATGTTATTCACCTACTAATTCTAGCTGGCGGCAATGAAATACCAAGTAATCATTATGGGTTTTTGAGGGATGCGGGAAATTAAGTTCGATATCGCGAGTCAGGTCCCGAGTAAAAAGAATAATAAACGGATTTTGAAAAATTTACGCACTGGTAATAGATTTATTGCTAACAGCGAGAAATTTAACAATTGGCACGAGGCAGCCATGAAAGAGATATGTCTTTCCTCTAAGGCTCGTAAGTTTAGAAACATGAAATGGAGGGGTCCCTTAGAGGTAATGATGGTTTTTTATAATAAGGACAGAATCCGTCACGATCTCGACAATATGGCAAGTAGTATACTCGACCTGCTAGTTGATGCTGGTTATTTAGAAGATGATTGCTGTGGAATAGTTAACCGCCTGATGATAAGTTTTGGCGGTGTTGATAGAAAAAATCCTCGTGTGGAAGTGACTATAACAGAGCTGGCGGAATAGCTGATTTATGTTATAATAATAAAAGTTATATTGGAGGGCAGCGGTGATGAATTTGGAAGGCACTGAAAATTATGGCTATGATGAGTGGTTAGAGTTTTTTAGAAAAATACCTGCTGCTGAACTGATTGATTCCATAGAAGAACTAAAAGCGAGACTTCCTGGCGATGGATATGCGGCTGCTATGCGCTGGATTGATATCTTTGATAATCCTGGCAAAATGGACAAGCTTTATAAGGGCAGGCTCGACAAAGAGATTGAAACCGACATTATGGATCTTGCGATCGGTGATGATGACGAGAAGTTTTATGAGAGCTTGATTCGCCAAAATGTTGAGCAGCTTACCTCGTCAAGCATTTCACAGCAAGAAGTGGCGAGGTTGTCTCAGAATATCAATATTTTTAGAAAAGAACTGCAGACTATTCGGTCCCGCCGTCCAAAATCTGGTTCGGTCCTGGAAAAGGTCCTAGCAAAAGCGGCAGCGCCCTCTAATGCCGCGAAAAAAGCGAAAAAACCAGCCAAATCTACACCTAAAAAGGCTAAAACCGCGCCTAAGGCTGTAAGAGCGACGAAAAATAAAAAGGTGATTAAGGATACCTCTAATGCCGCGAAAAAAGCAAAAAAATAACCAAATACCACGAATTGATTTGTATAATCCTGGTAATACTGAAAAAGCCGAGCTTTTATTTGAGCTGCTTGATGAATATGGTATGACACTGCTTGAATGGCAGCGTTTGGTACTGCGCCGTTGGCTGGCTGAGGATGAGGACGGTAATTTTGTCAATCTTGATTGCGGCTTGAGCGTGCCTCGCCAAAATGGCAAAACTGAGATTATTGTAGCGCGGATTATCTATGGTATTATTTTTCGCAAAGCTAAAGGACTGTTTACTGCTCAACAGCAGAATACGGTTGATGTTGTTATTAAACGTGTGCAAGACTTTTTCTATGAAAATGAACACCAAGAAATATTCAATTTATTAACGCCAAGATTTCGTAAAAAACCAAGGAATTATAAGTTTATTGAATTTTTGAATGGCGCTGAGTATCATTTTTACACTAGGACGCGCATGGGTGGTTTGGGATCTACTAACGATGATCTGATATGTGATGAGGCTGCAGAGATGCTTGATTCGCATCAATCAGCGCTGGTGCCAACGACTGCATCAGCTAAGACAGGCAATCCTCAGATTATCTACGCCGGAACGCCACCAATGGCTGAAACTGTCGGTGAGGTGTTTGCCAGAAATAGGCGGAACAAGCTAGAAGGTGCTGCTGGCGTTTGGACTGAATGGGGTGTTGAAAAAATCACTGATGTACATGACAAGGAAGCTTGGTTGGATACTAACCCCTCGTTGAATATATTTTTGCTTGAAAAGGTGATACAGACTGAAGCTGACAGTATGACGATAGATGATTTTAATCGTATGCGGCTTGGTTGGTGGGATGGTGTTGATAATAAGCGAGCGATTAAACAGACAGATTGGGATGAACTTGCTACTGAGAAACCTGACTTTGATGATTGCTTTAAGCCTGTATATTCTGTAAAGTTCCCACCAGACAGAAGCTCGTGGTCCCTGGTAGTTGCGCAGCCACTAAAAGATGGTCGTGTGCATGTCGAAGTGGTGATGAGCCGCCCGATGAGCGAGGGATTTCATCGTTTATCGAAATGGCTGATCGAGCGTTGGAGGCAAGCAGCAGTGATTATACTTGATGGAGCGACTGGAGCGCCGATACTATTTGAGGAGCTTACAAAGGCTGGCATTCCTAAAAAGCGTATCATCCTGCCGACCATGAAAGAAGTGGTAGCAGCACATCAGTTTATGAGAGACGCTATCGATAGAGGTGAATTATCTCACTACGACCAGCCATTATTGAATCAGACGGTCCGTATAACAAAAGAACGGTCATTTGGTAAGTATGGTGGCTTTGGATGGGAGAGCATGACTGATAAATTATCGACCGCGCCACTCGACGCTGCAACGTTTGCTTTTTGGGGACAAAAGGTATTTCCGAAAAAACAGGTTACTGCTAGAGACAAACAAATGAGGGCTGATCGCTGGCAGAAGATATTAAGTAATCTATAGTAAAGTTTTCCACAGGTTCACCAAAAAATCTCTGACTTTTTTCATAAAATGCATACAAAATGCTTGCATTATGAATGTAACTTTGCTATAATTAAGACAGTCAAGCGAGGCACATTAACAATTAGAGGACATAACAATGAAACTAATCACAATAAAAGCTTTTATCGGAAGCAATAACAAGACTAAAAAACTTGAGATCGACAAGATAATATCAACCGTAAACGCTAATCACGAAGCTTTCACTCTCGACTATCCAGTCATCGGGTACTGGAGAGGTGAGGCAGAGGAAACAGCAGTACTCTATCTATCAGACGAACGACAAAAGGTGATGAACACGCTCGGCGAATTAAAAGAGGTGTTAGACCAAGAAGCAATCGCCTATCAGATAGAAAATGATTTACAACTAATATAAAACTTAACGCCTCGCTTGGCGCTAGGGTCCTCTAAAAAGAAAGGAAAGGCTATGCCAATAGTAAATCGAATTGTAAAAAAGAATGGAAAGCTTATCAAATCTAAGGTTGAGATACCTGCGCCAGTTTATAATGTACGAATCAAGCAGGAAGTGTATGAACGGCTTGTGGTGCTTGCTGCTGAAAATGGTCGCAGCATAACTGGTGAGATAAACTACCGCCTTGAGCAATCGCTTAAAAAGTAGTATTATAGCTGGGCGATTGTTGTGATTAGCAGTCGTTGTTATAGAGCGCTCTGTTTGTCAGAGCGCTTTTCCTTTTGCTAAAACAAACCCCACTCTACCAAGCTCTTGAATTTGGCGTAGGGTTGATATCATCTGGCAAATCATCCCCCGGCATCTTTGCCCCCTTGCGCCTGTTGCATATCCTGTGAGTAAGCTGTAGGTTGTCTATGTCATAAGGCGAACCACCACGTGAAACTGGTATGATCTCGTCTAGTTCTGGAGACATTGGGCTGCCTGCTGGCAAAGTCTTATCGACCTCACGTCCGCAGATACCACAAGTATCTTGCATAGCATAAACTCTTTTGCGCAAATCCTCTCGTAGTTTTGGGAACTGTCGTCGTGGATCTTTAGCTGTTGCATACTTCCTACGCTGTGCCATAAACTTATTATAAAATAGTATGATACTTTTGTAAAAATATTGACATAATATAATTTTATGGTGGCGGGGAGGGTGTATATCCCGGTCCCAGAGGCGCCAAGCGCGGTGAGTGGGGCTATTTTCACGCGAGAAAAAAAACGAGTTTTTCTGGCGGGTGCGCGGGTGATTGATTTAAGGGGTAGATGATGGTATAATATGGGTATTATGACGGAGGGACAGCGTGACTATTTGGCTGATCTGGCACTGCGCAAAGGTGTAGTGTTGGAAGACACTGACAACAAGTCGGTTGCCTGGGCGAGCAAGAAAATTGACGAGTTAAAGGCGATGGATGACACTGAGTTTTCAGAGCCAACGGTAGAGTTTTCAAAAAGAGTCACTACAGCCGTGGATAATATTATCAAGGGGATACAAGCGTGGACTTTTCAGAAATAACGCTGGATGTTGCTGGCGATATTAATAAGGCTATAGCGGCTATTTTACATGAGGGTATTTCGCCAGATAAAAAAATAGAGTTGGTAGCGGATGTGCTGAAGCAGACTGGACGCGAGCTGCATAGCAAGCTGTATTCACTATCAAGCGAGGTGTTTGGCTCGGCGGCGATGCTAAGCGGTGGGTATAGTGCGGAGATGGCTGATCAGGCGGAACGGCTCGCAGTGAAGATCGTGCGCAACAGCGCGCTGAATCGGCAGACTGCTGCGATGCTGCTAAAAGAGTATTGTGATGTGGTATTGGCGACGGCGCAGCACGAAGCTTTTACGAATGCAAAGTCTATGCAAAAACACCCGACATTGACGCGGCGCGCTAATGTCGGCAAGCCAGACTGCGCGTGGTGTCAGAAAAAGGCTGGAGTATATGTTGATCCGACGAGCGATGATTTCAAGCGGCACCACAAATGCGACTGCGTGTTTGAAGTGGGTGGTTATAATTCGCGTAATGGCGTGCTAAAGAATTTTAAGAAAGGATAACTATGATCGGCATAGATATTGAATTTAAGAACAGACCTAATGAAGACGGCACGCTGTCGAGCTTTACGATCAAGGATTGTTTGGTGTCGCAGACGAGTACGCCGACTGCAGCTAAGCCTGAGGTGATGGTTCATATTCCGAAGACGAGTAGCGAGACTGTCGATGGCGCGTGGTTTGACTACAAAGGACACTCGTATCACGTCGTTGGTACGACGGTACCGTTGATTAAAGAGAACACTCCGTCTAGGTGGGACAGATATTGCATCGCGCAGCGGATATATTAAGACATCCTGTTGTGGACATGTGTATAAAATGGTATAATATAGTAAATAACCAAAGGAGGGTATTATAATGATTATTCGTAACAAAGAGTCTGGCGAAACAATTGAAGTGATGGATGGCACCATTATTGCTGAATCTGCTTGGGAAGTAGTGGAGCCAGAGTCGGCTAGCGATGAAGAAGGGTCCGTAGAGTCTTTATCATCGGAAGACTCTAAAATTGAGTCTGATACTGAAGTCGAAACTGAAGATGCTGGCAAAAACAAGAAAAAGTGATATAATATAATCATTACAACGCCACGCTTGCGGCAAATGCGGATAAATAAACTATTTATTCGCATTTTTTATGGCAGAACTCAAAGATTTTACTACTAAAGAAAAATTAGCCGAAGTATGGCGAGCCTTAGACATTGACGAGGAAAGGCGGGCTGAGGCGCTTATTCATGCAGCATCTGCTCAGTTGCGGCTGATCGCTAAGAACAACAATATTGATCTGGATGAGATTATCGAAAACGACTCTAACAAAGTATTTGCTGATTCGGTAGGCTTTGTAGTGTTGTCAGCCGTGAAGCGTGCCATGCTGACGCCTGTGGATGCGCCACCAGCCACTCAATGGTCACAGTCAGCAAGCCCATATTCAGAAAGCATGACATTTACTAATCCCGCTAGCGACTTATACTTTAAGAAAAGCGAATTACAGATGTTGGGGTTGAGTAAGATATCTGGTAAATCGCAGATTGGTGTATTGAGGGGGGTTAGGTGATGATACTGGATAACTGGAAATGGGTTTATTCACAGCTTAATAAATCGGTTGGTAAATATCCGTTTTATGATGGTACATTCAGCTATAGCGACTACGAGACGAGTAAAATTGCACGATCAATCGCTAGGCAACATGTCGGCTGGGGTAGGCGTGCTGTTGAGATGCGCGCAAACAAAACGCGGTTTGATAGGTTTGAAAATGACACTATCGGATTGAATGAGATACTTGATGAATACAAGGTTCGCGAGGCGTTTGACAATCTTAAGGAAGATATCCTGGTGTGCGGTATCGGCTTTTTGGCTCTGGCAGGTGACAAGGTGATGCCGTTTACTGCGCTTGAGGCAACAGGCGTGTATGATTGGTATACGCAAAATCTGAAGTCTGGTGTGGCGGTGTTCCGCCGCAGTAGCACACCGAGCGTTACTAATAGTCCCGACAGTTATATGCAATTCTTTAGTGACAAAACTATAGTGTATGAGGACGAGGCTCTGAACCAATACGATAATCGCACTGGACGACCGCTAATGACCATGTTGACACACAAGGCGACGACACGCCAGCCGTTTGGTAGGACGGTGTTGGTCCGGTCATCTCGCGATGCATTAATTGATGCTAGCCGTACAGTTCGACAGGCTATTGTTGCGGCGTACCACTACAACACTAAAGTCGATATTCTACTGGGTGTCGATAATGAGACAGATGTTGACGTTATTAAGTCTCAGACAGGCGATATTCTAAAAATTACGTCGAATGAAAATGGTCAGATACCGCAAGTAGCGCAGTTTGCGCAGCACGCTATGGCGCCGTTTAACGATTCGCTTTTGATGTCGGCGCGTAATTTTTGTGCTGATACAAAGCTGTCGTTGAATAATCTGGGGCTGTCAAGCAACGCGCCGCAGTCGCCTGAATCGCTGGAGATTGTCGGCGATGACCTACGAGAAGCGATCATTGAATGGCAGAAAGAGATCGGTAATCAGCTGAAGCACTTCGCAATGACGTTATGGATGTACAAGAATAACGTGACGAAAATAGACGATAATTTACGGCAGAAGCTTGACGCTGTTTTACCGGTATGGTTGCCAATTTATCGGTCCGATATCAGCAAATTTGGCGACGGACTAAATAAGGTCGCGCAGGTGGCGCCAGGTATCGTGATGCAGCGGTCGGTGTGGCGTAATGCAGGACTATCGAGTAGTGAAATTGATCAAGTTATCACGAGTATCGTTGATAATTTACAGAACGATTCAAAAACTAAATAAATACTATAATTATGGCTTGTGATTTTGTAAAGTATGTATTATAATATGGGTACGTATACTTTTGACGGAGGGAATAAAAGGGTGACATATTACACCAAAAACGACGCAGGCGAATTTACAGAAGTCAACACAGACGATATGTTTAAGGAACGCCACGAGCGCTGGGTCAAGAACGAATCAGCAAAGATTCGCGAAGACGTAGAAAAATCAGTGCGTGACGAACTTACGAACACTATCACTGAGCAGGCTGAGAAAAACGCCAAGGAAAAATATCAACCTCAGATTGACGATTTGACGTCGAAGAACAAAGATTTAGAGACGACAATTCTACAGAAGACCATTGCCGCTGAGTATGGCTTCAAGCCTGGCACTGAGAAATATCTTGGTACTGGCACCGAGGAAGATATGCGCAAAGAAGCTGACAACTTGAAAGAACAGTTTGGCGGCGGAGCAACCGCACCGAACCGACAGCAACCAGGTAAAGCTAGCGCGATTCAGACGCGTACAGGTGTAAAGGTTACGATCTAATTAACCTATTTTTATCCAAGGAGGGTAATATTATGGCAGTAACTGATCTGCACACACTTGATATTGCTGAGCCGCTTGATAAGATGTTCTCAACTGGTGGCACTTTCTCAGGAGCTGTATTGTCTTTAGTTCCTGAAACACCGACTATTAACATCGGCGAGAACAGGCCGTTTGTAATGGAAGGTCGCGCTCGCGGTGCGCTTGTCCACGAAGGCGGTGCGAAGCCTGACAACGGACGCAAGGTAGTATCTAAGCCGTTCACGACAGCGAAGCTGGTCTATTCGCAGCGCGTCACTGAAGAGTTTATGCGTTGGACAGAAGCAAAACAGGCTGACTTTATTAGCCGTTTAGTTGACAACTGGCTGACGAAGTCTCTAGGGTTAGACCTGGATACTATTGTGCTACACGGTATGAATCCGTCTACTGGCACAGTTGATACTGAGCTAACTACCTACATGACTAAAGCTGGCTCAAGCATTCTAGTTCCGACAACCGGTACTACTGCGACAACTCTTGATACAGACTTTGCTACGGCTGTAACAGAGCTGGCGGAGCAGAATATCAACGGTGTGGCTATTTCAAGTGATGCATCCAAGCTACTCTCGACAGTTATTGAAGGTAACCAGAAGAAATATCCAGAGTTGGGTGTGTTCGGCTTGAGTGGTAATATGCTGGCTGGAAAACCTGCTGCAACATCACCAGAAGTTGCACGTGATCATAAAACTAAGCTGGTGCTTGGTGACTGGAGTCAATTGCTTCTCGGCTTCGCTGGAGTAGCCGAATGGCGCGTTCACACTGCTGGTGACTTTGATAATACAGGCAAAGACTTGGCTGGACACAACCAAATTGGTATCCGCATGGAGTTGCCGTTTGGCTTCCAAATTTTGGACACTAAGGCGTTTGCTGTTGTAAAGGCGGCGTAATATGGGCAACGACAAGAGCAATATTGCGATCGGTCTGCCTAACCCGAAAGGCGCTCTATATTGGGCGCCTCTGGGTACAGCGCTACCAACTGACGCCACCACGCCACTCGCAAGCGAATTTGTGAATCTGGGTTATGTGACTGAAGATGGTCTGACCTCAACGACGGCAGAAGAGGGGGATGACATTAAAGCTTGGGGTCCTGAGACTGTCGCTCGCAACCAGACAAGCTACGGACGTAACTTTACGTTTAATCTGCTAGAGTCATCGCGCGTATCAGTCTTGCAGTTCCGCTACGGTAAGGGCAATGTCAAGATTGAAACTGATGGTGCAATCACCATTGATGACACTGGTGAAATCTTACCTCACGGTGTGTTTGTCTGCGAAACTATCGAGACTAACAGTGGTGGGGTCCGACGCCACCGTCAAATTCTAGGCGACGCACAGTTTACTGATCGCTCTGGTGACATGACGTTCAACAACTCAGATGCTATCACTGTACCGGTCTCTCTGACTGCGTATAAGTTTGCGGACGCTGCTGGTAAATTGGTTTACGTAAAGGAATACTACTCTAAGAAATCCTAGAGACCGGGAAGAACACACGCAGAAAAACGACTTGCAAAATAGTCGTTTTTTTGTTATAATATGTAGTATGTAATTCTTATGGAGGGATAATATGGCGAGCGAGCCAAAAAAGACAGTTGAACTTTGGGATGGATACACGGTTGATGTCAATATGCAGCTAATGGACGATTTCGATTTCATTAGTGACTTATCTGAAGCGCACCGAACTGGCAATATCTCTGAGCTAGTGACCATGTACATGGCGTTGATTGGTGGTGATAAGGTTTATGATGACATTCGTGCTCATATCGAGAAAGAATATGGTTACTTCTCGCAGAAAGCGCTACTAGAGATTACGGCGAAGGTGGACGAATGCTTCCCAAAAGCTGGCAATCGAGCGCAGCGGCGTTCGTGGAAGAATTTAGTCTAGTTGAAGCTGACTTTCAGCAATATTATCATCTGGATTTATTAGAAGTTTGCCCGTACGCTGATGGACGGCGAAGCGGTTTCTTGCGTTATGCTAGGCTATTTGAGAATTTGCCAGTAGAAAGCAGGATTTTCCGCAAGCTAGTGCCAGCAGCGAGCTGGACATGGCGCGACGAAACATTGAGCCAAATACTACAAGAACTGAATATACTCACAACATTGACTTATAACATGAACAAGCGGAAAACTGCTAAGCCTGCTAAAGCTATGAAGAAGTTTGAGCCAGAATATGTTGCTGAAATGCGCAAACAGCTTGATAAAGATCGTAAGAAACAGCAAGCAGAAGAGCAGGACGACTTAAAAGATTTATGGCAACATCTGAACCCGAACGCGCAATATAAGGACTAGCTGATCAGTTTATCAAGAGCCTTAGCAATTTCGGCGTCGGTGAAGTTGATCGTTGATTTTTTCTTAATAAACAAGCGCAAACTGCGAACGACATCAGGTGACTTGATGGCTTTTCTCATATTATCTTCGGTCAATGCATCAAATCGCTTCCAGTACTTGTCTAGGTCGCCTTTCAATACAGATTTCTTAGTAAGATTGACTAGGTGCTTAGCAGCAGTGCGGATTGTTGACAGATTTGTCAGGTCATATGCGAAGATGCGCTGCGAGCGAATTGGCTTCTCAAAAATGACACGGTGCAACTCAATACAGCGACCATTTGTCAGAATGACCCAATCAACGCCTTCGTTTGAGGCATAGTCAACCGCTTGTTTTAAGTGCCGTTCATTTAGGTCAATAGATGTTGCTTTGGCTTCAACAATAAAATGAATCTTCTTATTTAATTGTACGACATAGTCAACATAGGTACCGCGGATCATATGTTCCGTCTTTATCTCGTCAATCAGCGTGTATCCAAGCACGGTGCTGAGTAAACTATTAACCATCAATCGCGCTGTCGATTCATCAGCGTTGAGGTTTTCCTTTTTTGTTAAGTATTTTTTGCGATATTCGCGTAATGCTTTTTCACAAGCTTTCTCTTGAAACTCTGTAGACATAATATCCTCTTTTATCTTAAAACTTGCATTTATTGTAACAATAGTATACTCAAAATGCAAAATAATATACTATGTGATATTATGTAGATATGTCAAATGTAGATTTTATTCTTGATAAATCTGGCGGTGCGGACATACTTCGCAACAATCCAGGTATAGCGCAAATCCAGATGCAGAATATGAATCGTATTCTGGATATAGTGAGAGCGCAATTTGTAGTGGAGTTTGGCTTTGAGGGAAACTTTGAACTTATGACAGAGCCGACGGCATTTCGTCAACGAGTGATGATTAAGGCTGCTGACAAGCGGACTGCTGGCGCGTTGAAAACTAAGCCAGGTTGGTTGGGGTCTTTTGTCAAAAACCTTAGCATATGATATAATATAATCATTACAACGCCACGCTTGCGGCAAATGCGGATAAATAAAACTATTTATTCGCATTTTTTATGGCAACTTCAATCGGTACAGCATGGATTCAGATAAAGCCCTCTCTCAAAGGGGTTTCTAACGACGTCAAGAAAGCACTTGGTGACGCTGGTGATGGTGTCAGTAATAACTTTGGCTCTAAATTTAAGAGCAGTTTTTTAGCATCATCTAAAGCGGCTTTTGGTGAGGCGTTTTCAGAGTTTGGCAAACGATCTGATGAAGCGTTCTCTAAATTTAAGTCACTAGCAGCTGGCGCGATGGTTGGATTGGGAGGTATTGCTACATATGCTGTTAAACAATTTGCTGAGTATGAGCAGCTTGTTGGTGGCGTGGAAACACTCTTCAAGAAGAATTCGGGTGAGGTGGTCCAATACGCCAAAAATGCATATAAAACAGCTCAGCTATCGGCTAATCAGTATATGGATACTGTTACGAGTTTTTCTGCGTCGCTATTACAGGGATTAAAGGGTGACACCGCTAAAGCCACGAAGATAGCAGATATGGCTATCACTGATATGGCTGACAATGCAAATAAAATGGGTACGTCGATGGAGTCAATTCAGTACGCATATCAGGGATTTGCAAAGAACAACTATACCATGCTCGACAACTTGAAGCTGGGCTATGGCGGTACTGCAAGTGAGATGGCGCGCCTTATCAACGATAGTGGTGTGATGGGTAAGACGTTTAAGGCGACAGCTAAAAACGTCAGCAGTATTCCGTTTGATAAGGTTATCGAGGCTATACATAATATTCAAACTAAGCTTGATATTACTGGCACTTCAGCTAAGGAAGCGTCATCGACAATTAGCGGTAGTTTTAATGCTGCTAAAGCTGCTTTTGATAATATGCTGACTTCACTGGCTGATCCAAACGGTAATTTTGAAGAGTCATTCAATATTTTTCTAGCGTCTGCAAAGCAATTTTTACAGAATTTGGCACCGGTCATAAAAAGCATGCTAAAGACTGTTTTTGAGGAAATCAAAAAACAATCGCCAGAATTAGCTCAGGGATTAAAAGACGCTGTGGATACAATTCGCAAGCTATTTGACTTTGCTAAAAACAATCCAGAGTTAATCGCCAATATTGTAAAGTTAGCCGTTGGATTCAAGGCTTTGCAGATAGCTACAGGCGGTGCGCGTTCTGCGCTTGATACATTAAAGCCGTGGGCAAAGCTAGGTAAGGGTATTTTTACTGGCGTCATCGGCGGCGCTCAGACGTTGATAGGTAAATTCAAAGATCTGAAGGCTGCTAAAGGTTCAGTTGATGCTGTGACGAAAACAATGGAGGGCGCAAGCAGCGCAGTCGGCACATCTGCTGACACGGTAGCTGGTGGCGTAGATAAGTTATCGTCTGCAGTAAAAAAATCACCTAAGGAGTTCACCTTTGGTAAAAGTATGGCTAACTTCTTTAAGGAAATGGGGACTTTGGCTGGTGGAGCTGTGCAGGGTGCATGGAAGCCAGTAACAGAATTCTTCAAAGGTGCAGGCGAGACTGTTGCTGGATTCTTTAAGGCTTTGGCATCACCGGATGTACTAGTGGGCGTGCTGTCATTTACTGCAGCCGCTGCCGGTGTGGCAGCCGCAATCCTGTTGATTGGCGGAGCTTTGGGCATCGTATCGCCAGGGCTGAGAGATTTTCTGAATATGGTAGTAATCCCGCTGGCAGCCTTTTTAGTAGGCACGTTTTTGGTTGTGCTGGGTGCGGTTACTACCACTATAATCAGACTAACCAATGAAGCTGTTATACCGTTGACGAATGCTGTAGCCGGCGGTCTGACCGACGTGTTTAATTCAATCGGCGGCGTAATTGAGAGTGCTGGTAATGCTATATCACGCGTGGTGGATTCTATATCGAATGGAATATCCAAAATCATCAACTCTATCGCTAACTTGATCAGTTCTGTTGGTGGACAGGATTGGTATGGTACTGGCTACGGCATCACGCGCAACTTTACTGCTGGCTTGTTAGATGGCATGATTGACTTGCTTCAAGATTCGCTGAATAAAGTGATTAACAATATCATCAATATTCCTGGTATCGGCAATGCTCTAAAAGCGGTTGGCGTGAAAGCTAACCCAGTCAATCTGTCTGGCTTTAAGCTGGGCAAGCGCGCTAAGGGTGGTCCAGTATTCGGTCCTGGCGGTCCAACTAGCGATTCAATTCCAATGCTGCTGTCAAATGGCGAGTATGTCATTAAGGCGTCATCTGCGCGCAAGATTGGCTACGACAAGCTGAATGACATAAATAGGACTGGCAACACTGGTAATACGCTATATCAAACCATTAACATCAATGGTTATAATCGTGATCCAAAAGAGCTTGCTGACGAAATTAGTAAAATAATCGCCTTGCAAAAAGGGAGGGTGATGGGATGATAACTTTACGTGGTAAATTTAGCTTGGTGGCAGTAGTAAGAGATGATGGCGAGCGTCTTGATCTTACCGGCTCTGAGGTAAGACTGAGCGCTGACAATGATCTACTGCAACGTCCAGATCTCGATACTTCAGACATAGACTACACCGATACTGATGGTGGCGAAATGATTCGTCAGCGACTGTCTACCTACACTCAATCAATCAATGGGTTGATCTTGCCTAAAGAGAGCGGCTTCTGGAAGCTATACAGTATGATTAGTAGCTTTTTTGCCGCCAATCATACATTTACTTTGGTGTATGGAAAACGAGACAGTCAGCTATTTGCTATCAAGGGAGCTTGGCGCAGCAGTAGATTGGATTTGCCAGTGCCAGCAGATGAAGGCAATACGACATTTTCAACCGAATTCAAAGTAGGCAATTCGGTCTTGTTCGAATATGCTGAAGACAGTAGTGGTCATGAAGTGTATTCAAATAACGTAAAGCTGGGACGTGTCTCAGCCGCAACTGGCGGTGAGGTCTGGGACGGCAAAGGGCAAGTTTATGATGCAGTTGGCGAGGTTTGGTCTGGCGCAAGTGGTGGGCTAAGCAGTGTATTTGTTTCTTCGACAGTTAAGGTTTATCCTGTCTGGGTTTTACGAGGTCCTGCCGTCAATCCATCAATTCAGAATAATACGACAGACACATCAGCGACTTATCACGGCAGCATATCATCAACTCAGACGCTTGTCGTTGACTTTTCGACAGGGGAAGCGCGGCTGAACGGCGCTATCGTTTCAAGGAATGTCATTGGTCAGCTATCAATTGCTCCGGGAAATAATTTAGTTGGATTTGATGTCGAAGGTAGTGAAGCCACAACATCAGAGTTGGAGTGGAATAATGTCATTGGATAACTCAGATGAAAAGTACAAGCTATTGCTATATGTTGGCGATACGCTAATCGGCGATTTCAATAAGTTTGCTCAAAATCGAGCGCTGAGCGAGGCGTTAAAAAGTGAGTCAGATTCAGCGACAGCTGATCAGTTTACTTTTAGTATCAGCTGGTCCAAGTTCAAAAAACATGCAAAAATACGACTGGATGATAACCCAGAGTCATTGCTGCGTGTCGGCAAAACTCACATGGTATTTTTAGTTGACGGATTGCCTCGCTTTTCTGGATTTTTGGCAACTAGACCAGCGCGCAGCGGATATGGATCTGATCAGCAGTTAGATCTAAAGTTTTTCGAACACTTTGCAAGGCTAAGCGGCGATTTGGTGTGTGATAAGAATAACACACAGTCACCTCACCGCACCTTTTCAAACACACCTGGACATATCTTTGTCCAAAGCTTGATTAGCGAGTTTATCACAAGAGCGAAAAATGCTGGCGAGAATATCAGGTGGAAATTTGGTATTGTTAATGAGCTTAGGTTGAAAACCGTTGAATATAATGATTTTCAGACAGTTAGTAAGGCGCTGTGCGACGCAATGAATAATGAAACAGGAACTGGAAAGTTTGACGTGGTTTTTCGTGTCAACCCAGACAATCATAACGAGCAAATTATTGATATTCTCAAACCGCGTGGCAGCCGCAAAAATATCATCATAAGATATCCGAGCGATGGAGTCTATAAATTATGGGCGAGTGGTTATGCAGTCGAAGAGTCTGCCGACTATGCTAGTGATGTACTGGTTGCCGGCAATGGGCAGGTTGGTAATCCTGAAACTGGTGAGGATACTGCTGAGCTTGTCAGTGCTAGCAATCACGCGGCTGTTCAAGACAACTGCTACTGGCGAGTTTACGAAACACAATCAAGCCTCAAATCTCAAGCGGCAGTTGCAGAGTATGCTCAAAAATCCTTAGCACAGCGCAGCTTTGATTCGTTGGTCCCGCAGATAAAGTTGGTAGGGCGACCTATCGTTTGGGGCGATTCGGCTAACGAAAATAATGGATTGGCACTTGGCGATGAGTTTAGATTTCAGGAAGAAAACGACGATGGCGGCGACTTCAGTGGCTGGATGCGGATAATTGCGATGGAGACGAGTTGGGATAATCAAGGCGTTGCTACTGTGACGCCACGCCTGAAAAGGGTTGAATAATGTTCAATGATAATATTACGCGTCGACTAATGTCAATTGAGAATGAGCAGCGGTCCCAGAAAGTCGCAGCACCGTTGAATTATGGACAGCTAGCTCAAAATAATCTACCGAGCGCTAAATGGAGCGGCTTTATTAGTAGTTTTATTGGCGACAGAGATGCTGTGGCTGAATGGGAGGTCATCTTTCGGCGAACCGATGAAGTCAAAAAACCGCCTCTAGTGCAGCTGTCATACGATCATGATCAAAATCTTCATACATATCAAGGTTCGACAGGTAGAGATCCATACGCTGATGATGAATATGGTTGGTGGTTACAGACTAAAGAGGTTGGTGAGGACTATGTTAAATTCGCGATAATTATAGATGCATCTGCGTGGTTTTTCCCAGACCACGATGGCGCCCACTGTGATTTAACTGTGCAAGCGATATCGCCTGTCGCTGGGACTTTGTCGATGAGGAGAGTTCAATGAATCTTGAAAAGTGGTTAGATAAGCTGGAGCGCGAATCGAAGGCTCTTAAGCAAGGCTTTTATCAAGCGGCGACTAAAATTCCGCTATACTCTCGCAGTGCAAAAATAACGACTATACCAAATCGGCTATCCGGCTATTGGAGTGTTCCTTCTAATAGCACCGAAAGGGTTTTAGTGACATTAACCACTAAAAAAAGAATTCCTACAATCGCTCAGTTGGAACTGAAGGCTAGTTCAGGCTCGGTTTCTCGTGTAAGGCGCGCAAATTATGCTCATGGTGCTCAGTGGGTGATTTATCGATATGGGCTTGATCCATGGCAGCCTACGACTTATGATGTTGTTGTTCATTCGATGCTTGATGGTGATTTAACGTTGAAAAATATAGGAGCATAAGTGGTATGAATGTAGAATCAAGGATTAGCGCGCTTGAAAATGAAAATGCTGCCAGGAAAGTTATATACCCAGTCGCAGCTTCGCTGGTCGACTTTATTCTGCAGGTTTCACAGGTATTTCATGTTCGCGGTGGCGGGAATACTATAATTGACGTGGTGATTAAATTTATTCCAGACATTAAGCCAAAAGACGGTCCTCTGTTTGTAGATTTATTTCCGCAAGTGTCAGCTAACGCTGATTTTTCAACACAATTTCCCAAAATGACTTTTTACCAGTTGCCTCAAACCGATGGCGAAGCGGCAGTGATGCTTGGAATTGTTGTGCCCGCTATGGAGGTCGATCTCTATATTCGCGTCATTGCTACAGGCTCAACGCGAGGAAAATTTACTAAAGTATAAAATAATGATATAATATCCACAGATAAATAATCACGTCACGCTTACGGTAAATTGCGGTAATTCAATTAAGAGGAGAATTATGGCTTTTACTAATCCAGGAAAAATTGTTAGATTACGTTCTCGTCCGAACGGGCGGGGCAGTGTGTATGAAGCGAACATGTGGGCACAGCAGCACTCTGACGGGCTGTTTTCGGGACGTGGAGTTGTTAGAAATACTGTAGCCGACATGAATGTTCTAGTGGGAGGAACAACCGACAATCCAGATGTCGTGCTAGGCAAATTACCGAGCGGCTTTTTGATTGCACTTGATATCGTCGGTCAGCAGGTTATTAGAATTACTGCACCAAGCTCTAACAAACGCATTGCAAGTGTCGTGGCTTATTCTGACAATATTGCACTAAACTCTACAGACACTAATACTACAGGTTCACCGTCGTCATGTGGGCTGATCGTCGTTTACGGTTCTACTTCTGCGACACCAGTGGCACCAACTGAATCTCAGATTAGACAGGCTGTGACGCAAGACGGCGCTACTGGATCGCAAGCTGTTATTGCGGTCATTGCTAATATTACAACCGAATCTTCTACGACTACAATTACGGACGAGATGATTGCCATCAACTATAGCAAGTTTATGCCGCATAATATAGACTTTACGACAATGCCTATGTTTGCCGCTACTACCTCAAAATGGGACGCTCTTGCGGGTGGGGGTGTATCAATAGTTAATTATAATGTAGTAGAGTATGACACATTCAAGATGTTCAATAAGAGTACTCATCAAGCAACTGTACCGGTAACCGGTATCTACACGATCTCAGCTAAAGCAGCTGTAACGTCAGCTGGCTATAGTCTGTCAGCTACTGCTACTGTTATGATTTACAAGAACGGCGCAATGTTAGAGGAAATGACACGAGTAGCTGGTAGTGGTAACGGTTTAACTTTAATGCGTTTATCTCATACGTTTGACGTGCTTCTTAAGAAGGGTGATGTTATTGATGTACGAGCACACTGCTCTGAAAGCCGTGATTATGGAGGACCATCCACGCATAGCCGATTTTCAATGAGATTTGTTGGGGTTAATAATACTTCTGGCGATTAAACATCTTCTTATTTCTTCGTGTATAAAATAGTCATTGTTACTGTACCAACGCTTCTTGTCTGATAGCGTAATACTTGGGCGTTGTTCCAGTTAGCAAATTTTAATTGGAAATATTGAATAGATGGTGCTGATGGGTTTGTGTAGCTATTTGGGTATCTTTCACCATTCGGCATATTTAAGATAGCATCCAGAGAAATTAAAGTGTCTATATAGCTAAAGTTCTCATTATTCGCACCAGTCTCTTCTGCACCAGATCCTGTCGTGTTAAAGGTTATAGATTTTTGATAAATGGATTTTCCATTAACCCATTTTTTGCCAGTGTCCATTTCGGTGGTCGTGTATTTATTGCCGGGCATTGTCGTAAAGTCTATACTGTGCGACAAATCGAGCTGACCCTTGATGTTTATGAGAAATGATATTATAATATAAATATATCACGTCACGCTTACGGTAAACTGCGGTAATCTCAATTAACACTTTGAATAACCGCAGTTTTATTTTATGAACGAAAAACCAGAAGTATCAGCTAAAGAATTTGGAGCCTTGTGGGCAAACGTTGAGCATATTAAAGAAAGCGTAGACAGACACACAACTACCCTAGAACGAATTGAAAATATCGCACGAGCAAACGTTACTCAAGCACAGCTCGCGCAACACGAGAAAGAATCAGAAGAAAAATACGTCAAACGCACAGAAATTGAAGGTGTGATGAATTTTTGGAGCCTGGTAACAAGCAACCTAGCGAAATTATTCGCAATTGCACTTGTAGGTTTGGCGATTTATGCAACCAATAACCTTATCCAGCAAAATAAAGCTGTTACAGAATTACAAGAAGAAGTTCAACAATCTCAAGTTAAAAGGAGGTGATATGCCAGTTCGACAAGTTTACGAACCAAATCTAAACATCGGAGCGAGGAGCGGCTGGTGTTTACAATACGTAGATGACGCTATTAATTCACTAACTCGCTCACCAAACGCTCAAACAGCGTACTTAAACGAATTAAATGCAGGTCGTATAAATACAGGTCCTGCACCTGTCGGCATTTGGGTGATTGGATTTTTGGGCTTTTCAATAGGTCAGTATACAGAAGATGGACACGTCTTTTTGATGCGGAAGCGCGAGGATGGCTCAATCGAAATCCACGATAGTGAAGTTCACAGTGGAGCGAGAGGGATTTATAACAGTATTGAAGAGCTTATGAACTGGATGGGCAGCTACGGTCCAGATTATCTCGGATATTCGTATTGTTGCGACGGCAGATGTATTGCCGAAGATTACGACGAAACTCAGCCAACAGACAGGAAAATGGAAGAAGACGGCAACGCTCGCGACGAAGCTAACACAAATTCAGCTATTTTTCAGGAACTAGAAAAAGGCGACGTCATTGCGATGAAAGGTTATGTTACAAACGGTCAACCAATCGCTGGAGATACTGTTTGGTACGTTACGGCTCGTAGTGGAAAATATATGAGTCGTCAGCTATTCGAGGACAAGGACTTGCACGATTTGCCAGATTTGACACCTCAATCTGTACCTCAACCAAAGCCAGAAGAACCACAAGAAGACTACAGCAAGATTATATTAGATGTTTCAAATCATCAAGATGACGCTATTGTAAATCATTTTCATAAGTTTGCTGGTATTATCATCAAGGCTGGACACGTCGGTCAATCGTTCGGTGGAGATGCGAATAAAATCGACCCGAAACTAGTCAAGTTCGCTAAAGCCGCAGGAGACAATCTACTAGGTATTTACTGGTTGCCGTATTTTTCAACCGAAGAAGAAGCAAAGACTGAGGCAGAGCGTTTTGTTGAAGCTCAAAAACTTGTCAACGCACCGCTTCTATTTGTTGACTTGGAACCAGATTTTGAAGGTACAGCCGAGCAATTGAAGCTGTTTAAGAACCTAGTTCTTCAGAAAACTGGTAAGCAAGTCTTTACTTACGCAGGTGAAGCTATTATCCAGAAACTAGGCTTAGACCGTGTGGATTGGTACCCAAATTACGGTACTAAAGACAATTACGCACACGGCGCGCTAATCCATCAGTTTATCGATACCGGCAAAATTGATGGATATGATGGCAATCTGGATTTTTCGACGGCTAGAGTATCAATTGACGAGCTTAAGACATTGGGTAAAATAACCACACCAACACCACCAGAAGAGCCAGAATCACCAAAACCAAGTGAACCGGATACAAAGCCATCTGAACCAGAAAAACCACAGGAAGTGCCAAATAATAAACCACAGGAGGAAAAAATGGCAACACCAGTATTCAATAAAGAAGACATCGAAGCAATCGAAAAAGTGACCGCAGAAGAGGCTAAGCTAGTACAAGGACTAGCTGAGACAGATGAGGCTCAGGAGATCATCAAAGGTATCAGTAAACGAACCAAGTTAATTGTGTATATCATCGGTGACCTACTGCTTGGTGCAAGTGCAATAGCACCACAGGTCGCAATTGCCATTCTTTCTGACGAGCCTTATGTAAAGATTAACGCTATAAGCGGAGCTTTAGCCACGGCGGGGCTATTTTTGCTGACAATGTTTGGTATTTACAAGAACGGCAAAAATAAATGATCTAACGCTAGTTTATGAGTTGTTCGGTATTTCCGAACAACTGAACTATAAAGGATTACTTTATAATTTAGCTAGTGACCATTTCGTTGATATCCACGAAATGGTTGTGGACAACTACACCAAACTGTTCGGAAATCCCGAACAGTTGAAACTTTACCTTTGATTAAGCTACTGTGTTTGCAAGCCCGGTGGCTTTTTCATTTGGTAAAATTAGACTATGTTAAAACGTATTATCATTAGACTTTACAAAGAATATCGCTATGTATTCTACGGGAAGTGAGTTTTCCACAGGTTTAATAAAAATCTCTGACTTTTTTCATAAAAACCCTTGCAATTAGCTAAGTAGTTAGCTATAATAAAGATAGTGGTAAGGGGATTACCAGAACATTCACAATCAGGCGGCTAGAAAGGAGAAAGCTATGAAGATAGTATTCTGGAAGTTCGAAATTGAACTCCAAATAGAAATCGCCCTCCGAAAAAGGCGATAACAAAATTACAGTTAAACTATAGCATATCCTAAAATAAAAATCAAACACCCCTTACCACCCCGCCTGATAGAAAGGAAATTGGCAAAAATGTCAATGAAATTACAAAACATCACAGGATTAAGCGAGGCTGAGTTTATCTACGAACTTACTCGCGAGGGCAGCCGCGTTAACAGCAGTCCACTGCAATGGACGCACGACTGGCTGAAGGCACACGGAGCCAGCACTAAGCCTCTAAATAGTCTTGGCGATTGGAGTGGCGCGACAAATCGAGCTGACGCCTTATTAGAGCGTAAAGCGGATATCATCGGTTGTATTAACGCTATTATTGGAGCTAAACGCTCGTTTGGTGGTCGAAAATCATCTAACAATATGACACCTGAGCAACGCCGCGAGCGAGCCAAAAAAGCTGCAGCTGCCAGCGCAGTAGTGCGAGCTAAAAAAGTCTAAGAAAAATCATAAAAAGTATTGCAATTAGCTAAGTAGTTTGCTATAATAAAGATAGTTAGATAAGAAGCGGCGCAACTAAGAATTAAGGCGCGACAGCACAACCCTCTAACTAGCGACTAAACTAATCTCTCGAAAGGAGAAAAACAATGAAAAACTACATCCGAGTAACTAGCGAATTTACAGCAGGCGGTATTCAAATGAACATCTTCATTTACGACAGCTCAGACTTGAACAACCAACAGCTAATCGATAAAATGCGCGGCTTGCGAAATAAAAACGCTAAGAAACTAAACTTATTCTTAGACAAGTACAGTGACGCTGAGCCATTCGATGGATTTGAGGTTATAAACGAACCAGCAGGAGCGCGAACCAAGAATTTGATAAAAGAAATCCGAGAATATCTACAATAAGAATAGCGCCCCGCCCGAGGCGAAAATCGGGCAGAAAGGTCTTATGAAACACGACTTAAACGATTTAACAGAACGGTTGAAGTTTAACCGCGAACACAACTTGTCGTTTGACAGCTCTGATTTAATAGAAGAAGTGAACGAGGATATCGAACTTTACAGTAGCAATGCTCAGGTTGCTGTTTGGTGTGATCCGAAAGATAATTTCGTGAAGGATTATTTTGTGATCAATACTGAAAAAGTCGGTCCAGAAGAGCAAGCCGCAATTAATGCTGATAAAATCGAATTCTCAAAAGACAAGAACTCTGACGACATCTACATTATAACTTTACTAGAATTGATGGACGTCTTAGAATATCAGAGCAGGATTGTATGAAAATATCGCGGATATTGCGAGATCTGAAAAATAATGCTACAATCTGAGTACTAGTTTAGTCGCTAGTTGTGAGATACGATCCGCCTTGAAAAAGGCGGATTCTCTTTATATGTGGAAAACTCTGAAAAATCTTCAAAAAAGTATAGAAAAACTATTGCATTTTACTAACTACTTAGCTATAATAAAGACAGTTAAGAAATACTTAACTAGCGACTAAACGAAAGGAATAATAAAATGGAATATGTCGGAAAAATCATCTACAACAACGTCAGCCGAAAGAAGGACGACAGCAAGAATCTAACGGTAGAAGACTTGGTTGGTCACGAAATCGTAAAAGAGACTGAAAAAGCTGTAGCGATTGAATGGTGTGAAGATGCAGCTGGTTATCATATGGACGGAAACGACTTTGTTGGAAACTATCGCCGAACTCTGAAATGGATTCCAAAAAGCGTTATCAAGACGTCTGTGGTGATAAAATGCTAATTCCGTACTGGGTCATTTAACCCTCAATCCGCCCTCTGAAAAATGGGGGCGGGTTTTTGATGTCTTGACTTTTATTCAAATATTTGCAATACTAGTAATGATCACACATCAGGCATGCCCTCGCAAGAGGGTCCTATTAGTCCCTCGCCAGCGCGTTAGTCTGGAGGGGGATTTTTTATATTCCCAAAAAAATAGAAAATTCTTGTCAAGCCTAAGCACTAACGGGCATTGTTTGGATTTTCTCATATAAACACAACACCCCAATCTAGTGATGGTGCTAGTTAGATTTGGGCTTAAATTTGGAGGGTTAACAGAGGTGAAAACGCATCAATTGCAATCCCAATCTCAATCTAAAAGATTTCCTGAAAGAAATCCCAATCTCAATACCAATTACAATTGTTTAGTTACGTCGGATGATAAAAAGCCGATGGACAAGTGGCAAAAGACACGTCGAGCTGAATCTATTGCATATCAGCTTTGCGATAAATTCAATAATCACGACTATTTTTCGTTCTATTGTAAGGTGGCATTGAAATTGCCAGAATATAGAGTTTGGCAACTGGTAGAGGAGGCTCAACGTGGTCAACAGCCAGCACGGCTATTCTCATTCCTCTGTAAAAAGGCAGGCGTATGACATTTGACACTAAAGCAGCTAAACGTAAACTTATTGAACGGATTAATAAGGCTAAAACAGATCGAGAACAACTTAGACTATTACGTAAGAATAAAAATGGCTGTGAACACGAATGGAAGGTGTATAAACAGATTATCAAGATTGATCATTTTGCTACTGTCATGAAGGGTCAAATACGTCAATATAGCGGTCCAACAGCACCATATTTCATAGTTAAAGGATGTCATAAATGTCATGAAAAGCATTACATTGACTTAAAAAATCTGTAGAATGAATATTCGGGGCGTACAAGGTGATATGTCAACATAATGTCATTTAAGGAGAGAAGAATGACACCATCCATATTAACCACCACCTCAAAAACAGCTGTAATTGACAATCTACACCACACAGAGTCTGCGTTTCAGACAGACTACTATACCGAAAATATACGCGAGCTAGCATTTCAGTTTATTCATTATTCAGCAGTTGTTGAAGATATGTCGCCAGCGACAGTTGCAACCAGGGTGGTTCGCCTCAAACACTTCGTCAATTTCTGTGACGAATTACACAAAACCAATATAACCGAGCTGTCCGTCAGATGGCTCGATTTTTATTTCTATGAATATCGAAAAACTCATGCTGGATCAACCACTAACACCGTTAAGCGGGTCATTAAAGCGTTTTTCAAATGGTGCTACGAGCGCATGAATGTGAGTTGTATTAATCCTGACCTCATTAAATCGCACAAAAACTCTAAACCACGACCAAGATATATACAACATCAAGTTATCCAGTCAGTCCTCCGAAAAACGGCTGAGAATAGCAGGGATCAGTATATAAACATGCTTGTCGACTTCGCTTACGACACTGGGCTGCGCATTTCAGAAATAGCTAGGGTAAGCTATAAGGATATTGATGGGTTAAACCTGTATGTTAAAGGTAAAGGGTCTAAGGATCGTACAGTGTTTCTCACTCACCGCTTAAAAGAGAAGATAGATGAATTTGCTACAGATTATAACCGCTTTACTGGTCCTCTATTCAAAGTAAATGATAAAACTGCCAGAGTGCAGCTACAGCGCGCTTTTAAGAAACATGCTGGAATCCATATGACGCCTCATCAATTACGTCACAGCTTTGCCGTTCGGTTGTTAATCGCTGGCTGCGACCTGGTGACTATACAGAAATTATTGGGGCACAGCGATCTATCCACGGTCCAAATATACCTACAAATTAAAGATGATCTAGCAGAGAGTCAGTTCTATAAAGCTATGAATAAAGCTCAAGGCTATTGACATATTTAACCGACTTTGCTATACTAAGGGCAGTTGAGAAGAGCAATTGCCCTTCCAGGTATTTTTACACCAATAACTCTTATGGCTCTCTACCAGCTAAAAGGTATGGCAGCCAGAAACTGTACCACCAAGACAAAACTGTTGTGGTGGACAGTCGTAGTTATGGGGAGGCGCACCTCACCAAGTTCCTACGATTGAAATAAGTTT